AAAAATGGAGACCTTATGTTGATGCTATTCAAGAATTAAATAATCCTAAAATTCAAGTAAGTACTCGAGAATCAAGAGAAACAGGTGGCGGCGGCGGTGCTGGAAAAGTAAAAAGAAAGGATGACAATGACTCAACTTCTTGGGCAGATCCAACTGTAAGTAAAACTGCTCCAGAAAAAAGAAAAACAATCGTATTCAAAGCCGAAAATAAAAAATTGATAGATTTTATGAAAAGAAAACAGCCAGAATATATGGCAAGATATTATAAACCGGCAGATAAAGAATTTGTAATGGGTGAAAAGGCTTTTGAAAGTTTTAAACAAATTATTAATAGCCCTAAATGGAAAAGAAAATTTGGCGAAACTCTGATAATGATCAACAACGAAAAAAGTTTCAGTGAAGAAAAAGATGTTCCTTACAGTGATTCACAAAAACAAAAAACACCACTAGGCGAGTTCATCCTAAGCTATTTTGATAGGCATTCTGGGCAGTTTCCCAAAGGCGAGACAGCAGTTCTAACCATGGTAGAAAAAGACTACGGCGAAGAGTTCATAGAACCCGCAAAGGCATTCATTGGACGTATCAATGAAAGAGTAGCAGAAGTAATGGGTATGAGAGAATGGGACACTGATCCTGATCAAGAGCGTGCCGATCGTGATGAAGGCATGGAAGGGTATTTAGATCAAGTTGACCCAAATTGGAGTGACAAAACCTATTCAGAAGCAGAGGCATATAAATTCGGTCAAGCAGTTGAAGAACTATCAGATAACAGAGATCCTATTTACGGAAAACATGCGGTTATTACAGCCGACGATGTAGTTAATCTACTCGATCGTCGAGGACAACTTGTAGATAACGAATCATTTGAGTTAGATCGAATCAGAGGGTTAGCGGGTCTTTAACCCGCTAACTTTTTCTTTTTTTTAAAATTTTTTATTGACAAGATAAATAATATTGTGTAGTATTACAGTGTGCTACACATTCAAGGCATAAAAAACATAGATTTATAGGCAATATAGGAGGCAAATACTATGGCTAGTTTGGCAGAAATTAGAGCAAAGCTCAAAGAACAAGAGAACCGTTCAAATGGAACAGGTTCAGGTGGCGACAACGCAATTTATCCATTTTGGAATATGAACGAAGGTGAACAAGCAACTATACGCTTTTTACCCGATGGTAATTCTGACAACACATTTTTCTGGGTTGAACGTCTTATGATCAAACTTCCTTTTGCTGGCGTAAAAGGTGAAACAGATTCACGTCCAGTACAAGTACAAGTTCCATGTATGGAAATGTATGGTGAAAGCTGCCCTATACTCAACGAAGTTCGTGGATGGTTTAAAGATCCAAGTCTCGAAGACATGGGACGCAAATACTGGAAAAAACGTTCTTACATCTTCCAAGGATTTGTAACTGATGATCCGTTAAAAGAAGATTCAACTCCTGACAATCCAATTCGTAGATTTATTATTGGTCCTCAAATCTTCCAACTTATCAAGGCAGCACTTATGGATCCTGATATGGAGGAACTTCCAACCGATTACACTGCAGGTGTTGACTTCCGTCTTGCAAAAGGAAGCAAAGGCGGCTATGCCGATTATGGTGCATCAAACTGGGCACGTCGTGAGCGTCCACTAAGTGATGCTGAAATGAAGGCTATCAACGATCATGGATTATTTAATTTGTCTGATTTTCTTCCTAAAAAACCAACGGATGTAGAAATAAAAGTTTTGAGCGAAATGTTTGAAGCAAGTGTTGACGGCGAACCGTATGATGCAGATCGTTGGGGTCAATACTTCCGTCCAGCAGGTATGGCAGCACGTACAGGTGATCCACAAGTAGCAGCAAGTCCGCAAGCTACTGCGGTTAGTCAAAGTGCACCTACACCGGCGCCTGCAATAGAGGATGATATTCCTTTTAAATCAAACGCAGAGGTAGCAGAAGAGTCTTCTGCTAAGACAGAAACTCAAACAGATGGCGGCGCAGCCCAAGACATTCTTGCAATGATTCGTGCAAGAAAAAATCAATAATATCTAAACATACCCTGCAGTGAGAGGTAACCTCTCACTGCGATTTTATACAGGAGTAATCTATGGCGACCAAGGCGTTTGACCCTACTAAATTTCGCAATTCTTTAACAAAATCTATAGCAGGAATGAGTGCAGGATTTCATGATCCTACAGATTGGATTAGCACAGGAAACTATGCACTCAATTATCTAGTAAGCGGTGACTTTCGAAAAGGCATTCCATTAGGAAAGGTGTCAGTGTTTGCTGGTGAATCTGGTGCAGGAAAAAGTTTTATTTGTTCAGGTACCATTGTGCGAGAAGCACAAAAACAAGGCATCTTTGTGGTCTTAATTGACTCAGAGAATGCCCTTGACGAGTCTTGGCTACATGCACTTAATGTAGATACATCAGAAGATAAACTACTCAAACTCAATATGGCTATGATTGATGATGTAGCAAAAACAATTACTACGTTTATGAAAGACTACAAAGATATGGACGACGAAGAACGTCCTAAAGTTCTTTTTGTAGTTGACAGTTTGGGCATGCTTATGTCGCCTACTGAAGTCAACCAGTTTGAAGCAGGTGACATGAAAGGTGATATGGGTCGCAAAGCCAAAGCACTGAAAGCCTTGGTTACCAATTGCGTTAACATGTTTGGTAGTCATAATGTTGGTCTTGTGGCAACTAATCATACATATGCAAGCCAAGATATGTTTGACCCAGATGACAAAATTGCCGGTGGGCAAGGATTTATCTATGCTTCGAGTATTGTTGTAGCAATGAAAAAACTGAAACTCAAGGAAAATGAAGATGGTGTAAAGAGCTCAACAGTCTACGGAATTCGTGCTAAATGCAAAGTAATGAAATCACGTTATGCAAAACCGTTCGAAAGTGTTGAAGTTCGTATACCTTATGAAACAGGCATGGATCCATATTCGGGGCTTTTTGACTTGTTCGAAGGCAAAGGACTTTTAACAAAACAAGGCAATCGATACAAATACATTACATCACAAGGCGAAGAAATACTCGAATATCGTAAAAACTGGAAAGGTGAGTTATTTGAACAGGTTATGGAAGACCTACCGTTAAAAGAAGCAAAAATGGTAAATATCGACAGCACAGACGAAGAAGCTGTGATTAATAATGTAGAGGAGTTAACAGCTGATGAATGAGGAACAGATTGGCGACATTTGGACGTTGTTCAAAGAATATCTTGACAAAAAACAAATAGAAGTTGTAGCAGAAAAATTTGTTGATTTGCTGGCCGATTATGGAGTCGATGACACCGTATTCAAAGAAGCACTAGGTGTCGACAGTGATCTTGATGCAGCTATTGGTTACTACTTAGATATTGATGCTGATATTGACTATAGTGAGGATTGGGACGAATAATGGGATGGTATTCTGAAATATCAAGAGATATCTCAAATATTCCACATGCAATACAATATTTTGAAGATGAACTGGAAAAGGCTCGTCTTGAAGTAAAAATCAAAGGATCAATCGAACGTGCCGCAGCAGAAATGCCCGGCATAGTTGAACATCGTTTTAATCAATTGCAAGAATTAGAAGCAATTCTAGAATACCTAAACATAGAACTTCGTAGGTTAAGAAGTTCGTTTTTTAGACAATATTTGGAAAACTATCAACGAGCTTTGTCAAGCCGCGATGTAGACAAATATGTTGACGGCGAAGCAGATGTTGTTGACTATGAAAAAGTTATTAACGAATTTGCACTGATGCGTAACAAATGGTTAGGTGTTCTCAAAGCAATGGATCAAAAGCAGTGGCAGATAACTAATATTGTAAAGTTAAGAGTTGCAGGAATGGAGGATGCTACACTTTGAGATGTTTAGAAATCGGTCCTGGAAAGAAACCAATAAAAGGTTTTGAAACTTTTAATTTAGGCGAAGATGAAAGAACCGAGGGCACAAATCCTGATCATATAGGCGATGCTAGAAAACTTCCTTTCCCAAACAATACATTTAATATAGTTTATAGTTCACACTGCATAGAACATATTCAATGGTATGATGTCAAAGAAACTATAAAAGAATGGGCAAGGGTTGTAAAACCGAGCGGCACATTAGAAGTATGGACTGTAAATGGATATGCTATTGCAAAAGCATTAGTAGAATATGAAGAATCGGGTACCTGGTCTGGCCCACCGATAAAAGAATGGAACAATAAAAAAATATTATCTATTTTACAAGATGATCCTTATTTGTGGTCAAGCGGCCGAATTATGAGTTATGCAAGATCAGGAGATTATGATTCAAATTTGCATAGAGTTATCTGGACGCCAAAGTTCTTAAAACAATGTTTTAAAGAAGCAGGGTTGCAAAATATTAGAGAAATGAATAGATCTGAAGTAAGGGGTTATGATCACGGATGGATTAATATGGGAGTCTGCGGTGTTAAACTTTAAGACTATAGAGCATTTAAATTTAGCAATTGTAAACAAACTAGATAAGATACGCTCTTTAAACATTGACCTAATAGTAGGTATACCTCGTTCAGGAATGTTGCCGGCTAGTTTAATTGCTACACATTTACAGTTACCATTAATTGATGTTGACGGATATAACTACAATAGATGGTATATTAGAAATAAAAAAGTTACAGTTCCGTCAGATATTCCTAATAAGCCACTAAGAATATTGCTAGTAGACGATACCATTAATACTGGTAATGCTATGCGCAATGTATTAGGATCTTTACGCAAAAGCAACGACACTGTTATAAAATTTGCAGTATACGGTTCACCTAAAAACAGACCTGAAGATATTGATTTTATATGCGAAGAATGTGCTTTACCTAGAGCATTTCAATGGAATCTATGGAAACACAAAGAATCAAAAAATTGGGCAACAGACATGGACGGTGTGTTGTGCCGAGATCCTAGCAAAAGAGAAAATGATCGTGGATCGAGACTGGAGCAATTTTATAAAACTGCCGAACCTAAATTCTTATTCTCAAACCCAATCAAATATATTATTACGTCAAGAGAAGAAAGATTTAGAAAGGTTACAGAAGAATGGTTGTCGAAATATAACGTAAAATACGAAAGTTTAATTATGAAACCTTCGGGTGTCGCTGGCGGAAATGAAGCTCATGCAAAATACAAGGCTGATATTTTAAAAAAAGAAAAAGGAATTCAGCTATATATTGAAAGTGACCAAAAGCAAGCAAATTTTATATCACAACAAACAACTATACCGATTTGGTGTATAGATAACCAAAAAATATATTGAGAAATTTAATGCAAAAAGTAGATTATTCTAAATGTAAAAACCTAAACGATGTAGCAACTGAAACATTGTCTCAATTAGTAGAAGTTTATCATTATGATTTTCCTGAATACATTAGGCGCCTTCCTGATTATTTAAAAAAGTGTAAAAGTTATAGAGAATTAGGAACTAATCAAGGAGGATCTGCATCTGTTGCATTACTTGAGAAATTAGATTACTATGAATTAGTAGATAAAAGCTTTAACAATTATAAACCAATAAAAAGTCATGTTGAAACATACTGCAGAGAAAATTCTATAGAAATAAAATATCATGAGATGAGCTCTTTAGATGTCAAAACACAAATTACAACAGATTTTATCTTGATAGACAGCGTTCACAAATATAAACATGTTACGCAAGAAATTGAATTATACGAACCTCTTACAAAAAAATATATGATGTTTCATGATACTTATGGGTTTCCTGGGGTAGGACAAGCTGTAAAAGATTTTTTAAAAATTAATAAAAACTGGAATCTTGTTGAAGAACAAACAGTTACTCCGGGATATATGATATTAGAAAGAGTAAAATGAAAAAAACAACTTTAATTTTAAGTGGTGCCGATTCATATAGATTTGATGCTCATATCAACCACAAGCGTTATGCAGATTTTCAAAATATAGATTACAAGTTTCATTTGAGCAGCGGACTTGTAAATCCGTTTTTTACTAAATGTTATAGTATACTTGATGCATTTGATCAAAATTACGAATTTGTAATTTGGATCGATGACGATGCATTCTTTATAGATAATTCTTGGAACTGTCTTTCAATATTCGAACAATACAACGAAGATGTAATTGTGACACGAGGAAGAGATAAAAAATCTGGTATAACATTTTTTAATAATGGTATTATGTTTATACGTAAAACTAAAAATATGAAAGATTTATTTGAATCTATTCCTAAAACACCATGGTCGGAAATAAGATCTAATTGGAAGTCAGAGTGGGGACCTTGCGAAGGCAATGATCAACCTAGGATGATTTATTTGACTCAAATTCGATATCCCGAATCAGTAAAAATTTTAGATTATCCAGGATTTAATGCACACGAAATTACTTTCAAACAAAGAAAAAACTTTTTAAGCACTAAGCCACCTATTGTTCATATTACAGGTCAAAACAAGCAGGGAAAGATAGAACGATTTCAAAAGGTAACTGGAATTAAAATTCCTTGATTAAATATCAGTATGAATAAAATAGTACTAGCAACAGGAGGCTATGATCCTTTACATTCAGGGCATATAGCCTATTTTAGAGCAGCACGGGCACTGGGAGATCACTTGGTTGTTGGTCTAAATTCAGATGCATGGCTCGATCGCAAAAAAGGCCGTGCGTTTATGCCTTTTGCAGAACGTGCTGCCATTGTAAAAGAACTAGCGTGTGTAGATGAAGTCATCTCATTTGATGACAGCGACAACACAGCATGTGCAGCAATAGATCACGTTCTCAGTTCAATGGGCCCACATTCGAGATTGATTTTTGCAAATGGTGGAGATAGAACCAACACTACAACTCCTGAATATGAAACGTATGGCAATAGAAAAGATGTGCATTTTGCATTTGGTGTAGGCGGCGAAGATAAACGCAATTCAAGCAGTTGGATTCTCAACAACTACTATCAAAATCAACCTGTTACAGTGCATAGACACACTGTGGAACGTGCCTGGGGCAGATACACTGTGCTTGAACACGAAAAGGACAGCGGCTGGGCAGTCAAGCATCTAGAATTTGACGCGGGCAAAAGCCTCAGCGACCAAAGACATTTCAAACGCAGCGAACACTGGCATGTTGTTGATGGCGTTATTTCGATAGTGCTGGAAGATCGAAAAAGCCATCGAAGCGAACATCTTTTGGTGCCCGGAGACAGCATAGACATTCCTATCGGTTACTGGCACAAAGCCAAGAACATCGGCGACCGGCCCGCACGAGTAATTGAAGTTTGGATGGGCAAAGAACTCACAGAAGAAGATATCGAAAGGAGAGATTAATGAAGGTATTTGTAGGCTGGGACAGCCGAGAAGATATTGCATATCAAGTGTGCAAACACAGTATTGTAAGAAGACAGTCGGCGGCAGATGTACAGCCATTGAAACAACATGAACTTAGAGAGCAGAACCTCTATTGGAGAGCGAAGGACTTGATGGCCAGCACAGAGTTTACCTTTACTAGGTTTTTGGTTCCGGAATTGACAGGCTTCGACGGCTGGGCAGTGTTTATGGATTGTGACATGATTCTCACCACTGATATAAAAGAATTATTCGATCAAGCAGACGATCGTTATGCTGTGATGTGTGTACAGCATGATTATACACCCAGAGAAGGTGTAAAAATGGACGGCCAGCGCCAAACAGTTTATCCTCGTAAAAACTGGAGTAGTATGATGCTGATAAACTGCGGTCATCCTTCTAATCGTGTGCTTACTCGTGAACTTGTTAACAATCCTGACATAGGTGGTGCATATCTGCATAGATTTAGCTGGCTCAAAGATGAAGAAATAGGTGCTTTGGACCATACATGGAATTACCTAGTAGGAGTCTACGACGATATTGAAACTCCGAAACTAATTCATCATACAGAAGGTGGTCCTTGGTTTGAAAACTATAGAGATTGCGAATTTCACGAACTTTGGAAAGCAGAACTTTTTGACATGATGGGTAAAATATAAATTGTGTATGCAATAAATCTTAATGACGAATATGTACGGTTACTTGCTAACACGAGAAATCCTACATATATTAAAACGTACAGAGATTTGAAAGATAAACCGTCAAGTATTCCGGTAATATTTCGAAGTATGGCTCAACGAAAAACTGTAAATTTATGCAAGCAACAAGAAAGAGACTATTATTATATAGATACCGGATACTTAGGAATATCGCATTATAAAAAGTGGCATCGAGTTGTAAAAAATGGCGTACAACATAGCAAGATAAATTATGATATGCCGTACGATAGATTTAAAAATTTATCAAATTCGAAACCTTATTTAAAATTTTTAGGTTGGAAAAAGGGTGGTAAATCTATCTTACTGGTAACACCCAGTGAAAAACCTTGTAAATTCTACGGAATCCAAAAAGAAGAATGGGTAAATACCACAATACAAACACTTAAAAAACATACTGATAGGCCGATTATACTTCGAGATAAAAAACCCAGGCAAGAAAGAATTAAAAATACAATCTATAATCAAATTCAAGTCGATGATGTGTTCGCTGTTGTAGTATATAATAGTATTGCAGCCGTTGAGGCTATAGGCTATGGCATTCCTGTATTTACAACCGCCCCGACCGCAGCGGATGAATTTTGTAAAAAAGATCTATCTGAAATAGAAAATCCTTTATATGAAAATGAAGAAAAAATTGAGAAATGGCAACATTGGTTAGCATATTGTCAATATAATACAAATGAAATGAAGGACGGAACAGTGTTCAAGCTAATCAAGGAGTATGATTTAAAATGAAAGTAGCATCATATTTGATGGGTATTCCGCCAGGAAACACAAATCCAGAGAAACCTGCAATTATAGTTAATTTTATCGAAGGTGTTTGGCGCTGCGGCGACGAAGGTACCATTGTAACAGATTATACTCCTATAGATGTAGATGTAGCAGTTGTACAAGGATTTGTTCATCCCGGTAGTAAGAGCTCGCCCCATCTAAATTTAAGAAAATCTGTATTTGAAAAACAACAGAAGGATGGTAAACGCAGTATCATAGTTGACAGCAATCTTTTTTTATATGCCGATCCGGGTAATACAAAAAAGTATTTAAGATACAGTTACGATGGTATTTTTCCTAACACTGGCGAATATTGCAATAGTAATCCTGATCCCGAAAGATGGGCTACTATAAGTAAAAGTCTAAATTTAACCCTCAAACCTCAAAAAAAATCTGGTAAGAATATATTGATCTGTTGTCAAAGAGACGGTGGATGGAGCATGGGCGGAAAAGCTGTGTTACCTTGGCTAATAAAAACTATATCCACGATCAAAAAACATTCTGATCGTAAGATTGTAGTAAGATTTCATCCTGGCGATAAAAATGCAGTGAATCATAAAAGATCTTTAATCAGATACAGATTATCTAATGTAACAGTTTCCGAGAATGAAAATATAATGCAAGATTTTGAAAATGCATATGCTGTTATTAATTATAATTCAAGTCCAGCAGTTGCAGCCGCAATAGAAGGTGTACCAGTTTTTGTACTAGACCCAATTCATAGTCAAGCGGCAGAGGTTGCGCATCACAATCTTTCAGATTTAGAAAACATCAGAGATTTTGATAGAGAACTATGGGTGCAACGCATGGCACAAATGCACTGGAGTTTAGATGAACTCAAAGATGGAACTGCATGGAAACATCTAAGAAAATGGGCAAAGAAATGACAAAACACATCACAGTAGTAACTACTTTTCACAACAAACATTACAGTGTCTATGGAAAAAAATTTCTAGATAGTTTTGCAACTCATGTAGACAAACGTATAAGACTCATAGTATATGCAGAAGATTGTTCTCCGGAAAATCCTGATACTACTAGAATAGAAATACTAGATGCAAAAACATCATTACCAAAACTATCGGCGTTTAAAGAACGTTGGCAGAATGTACCAAAGGCAAATGGAGTGTGTCCTCCTGAAATTAAATTGCGCCGCCCTAAAGATTATCACAAAGAATTTAAATGGGATGCAGTGAGATTTGCCAACAAGGTTTATGCTGTTTTTGATGCAGTTAATAGATCGAAGGATTGGTTAGTTTGGATAGATGCAGACAGTGTGATACATTCAGATTGGAGTTATGAAGATTTTGCCGAACTATTACCTGACACAAGTTGGATCACTTACGTAGGTAGAGGTAAAGGTTCACAAACATGGCCAGAATGCGGATTTTATGGAATGAATTTAAAAGACCCCGTGTGCCAAGAATTTTTATCAGAATTTGAACATATGTATGAGAATGCGAACGAAGGTATATTTACACTAGAAGAATGGCATGACAGTTATGTATTTGGGCATATACTAAATCGCATAAAATCAACTGCACCAAATGTTTTAGATTACAGTGCAGAAATTTATCTTAACAACACAGCTAAAACTGGAGGCGGTGGACATCCGCTGATTAACTCAAAATTAGGACGTTGGATGGATCACATGAAGGGCAATCGAAAGTTCGAGGGCAGATCAAAGCCAAAAGATTTAATGGTTGAAAGAAATGAGGATTATTGGAAATGAATATTGTATTTTTTACTAGCATGGATATTAACTATTACAATCATTGTGGTAAAGCCATGTTAGAAAGCTTTAGTAAACAATATAAAAAAGGAAAAATATCAGTATACAATGAAGATAATTTTAATCCCGATATAAAATGCGCCAATCTTATGGGATGGAATCTCGGTCCTGATTTTAATAATTTTATTAAACGATGGCATAAAAATTCAAAAATTACAACCTTTGCTAAAAAAGGATTCAGTATAATACATGCTATGAACAACATAGACTGTGATAGATTAGTTTGGCTTGATGCTGATAGTGTATTAACACTACCAATTCATCAACAATTGATTAATTTTATGTGTCCGAACGATACGCTGAGTTCGCATTTTAAAGTTAGACATTATGAAAATAATCAAATCTATACTAGCTGTGAAACAGGATTTTTTATTTTAAATAAAAAACATAAAAACTTCCAAGATTTTAAAAACATTTATACTGATATCTACATAAACGATGATTACAAAAATTTAAGAAGATTTTACGATGGTGAAGTTTATGGCGAAACAGTTTTAAGGTTAGAAGCAAATGGAGTAAAAATGCAAGATCTAAATCCAGGAAGTCATAAAACACCAATATCAAGAAGTCTTCTGGCACCTTATTTTTTGCATCTTAAAGCAGGGTTAAAGGACAACTATACCAATGAAATACTTGAAGAAAAATTCTTAAAAAAAGAAGATGAGATTTAAATTATGGAGAGAATATGGTGCGCTTAATTCACGGCCTGTTTTTGATGCCTTTGCTCATAGTGTTGTCAGCAGTGGTTCTACTGTTTGCAATTCTAGTGATTATGATGCTGCCGATGTTCATGTTATTTGGAGCGTTTTATTTCATGGCCGCATGGCTAGAAATCGCAGTGTGTGGGATTATTGCCAACGTACAGGAAAACCAGTCATTGTCCTCGAAGTTGGCGGAATCAAACGTGGAACAACATGGAAGGTGGGGCTCAACGGAATCAATCGTAATGCCTTCTTGGGCAATGAAGGAAACAATAATTCAAGGGCGCAGGAATTAGGTTTAGCTGTTGGCGCTTGGCGCAAAGACGGAGAATTTATTCTCATAGCTGGACAGCATGACCGAAGTCTGCAATGGCAAAACCAACCTAATACAAGTGCTTGGTTTCTTCAAATTTATAATCAAATACGTAAACACACTGATCGACCTATTATATTTCGTCCTCATCCTAGGTGCCGTGTTCCTGCAATAGAGCTTGGTCTTAGGTCTGTATATAGGCAAGATCCGCAGCATATAGATGGCACATACGACGATTTTGATATTTCTTTTGATAATATATGGGCCACTGTTAACTACAGTAGTAATCCGGGAATACACAGTGTTATTGCCGGAGTTCCCAGTTTTGTTAGCAACCTCAGCCTTGCTTATCCTGTAGCCAACGATATAGATTTTCTGCAAGATATAGAAAATCCATTGATCCCAAATCGAACACAATGGCTCAATGACTATGCATGGACAGAATATACTATAGAGGAAATAGCACAAGGCATTCCTCTTAATCAATTGACAGATCTATTAAAATAAGTTATTATGAACTATGAAAAAAATAGGCGTACATTCAATAGAAGATTGTCTTGAAATTCTAGTCGGACTCCAAAAACACGAGTTAGTTTTTCAAATTGAAAAACAAGATGAAAACATTATTACCAGCATTGCTCGGCAAATTTATAAAGGAGTTGCTCTCACAGATAGACAATATAATCTTATGAAAGAAAAACTGATAACCTATAAACCTCAGTTTGAAAATCAAGACGTTATTGGCTTTGATCGAGCATTAGGTAAACTACGCAAGCCTTTGAGAGAAATTGACCGTAACAAATACATTACCATTGTAGATCACCCCAAGGATATTGTTTATCCATCTGATCAACGAGGACAGTTTATTAAAATTAGATTTCCGTTCAAAAAATCTGACATTGCATTGATTGACGAAATCAACAAAACCAAAGATTACCATCACAAAAAAGGCAGTCACGAGCATTATTTTGTTTACAACGAACAGAATACCTACAAACTTCTGTCAAGATTCAAAGATAAAAAATACAAAATAGATCAAGAACTGTTAGACCTATATACTAAAATCGAAGAGATTCGGGCGAACGAAGAAAATTATGTTCCTGGTATTTACAATAATAAATTGAAAAATATTCATCCTCGTGCCAAAGATATTGCAGAATCTGAGATTGGTGTTTTTGGATCCGAGACTAAATTGATGTATATAGATCGTCGTCGTAGATATGGCATTGAAAATATTTGTCAAATTACACCTATATCTTTGACTGAAGAGATTGCGTATCGCAGTGAAATAATGTATCAAAGCCCACCTTCAGAACAGAGATTGGACAATGTCTTGTTGGCATTGAAAAACCTTGATAGATTTCCGCTGTTGGTGATACTAGAAAAATCACATTCCGAAACTCAACTTCGTGAGATGATAAATTTTTATAGAGATATAATACCTACAGAAAACCAAAGTGTATTGTTTAGACAAGAGGGCAATACTGAATTTAATCAAATGATAAAAGACCGTAATTTAAATAATTGGGTTGACAATAATACAAAAATTGTATATATTAGTAGTAATGGCTTGCCTAAACTATTAATTAATAATGAATGGCAACCCTGTGCAACATTCAGCTATACTAGTAGAGTGGAACGCACACTAGACTCATATGTCTATAATAGATGCGATCTCGTAGTGTATCGAGAAGACATGATAAGCCCAATGCGGAAATATTCACAATACTATGGCTAGTTGTAAGTTAATTATTGAAGACGAAGTAAATATCAAATTTGAAGGATTAGACGTAGACATAAGACGCAAACTTGCAAATGCTCTCAAGTTTGAAGTACCTTATGCAAAACACATGCCCCAATATAAACTAGGTCGGTGGGATGGTAAGGTTGCATTTTTTGGTATTGGTGGCACCGGGTACGTTAATCATCTCGATGTTATAGCAGATATCCTACAAAAGAACAAGGTATCGATCGCTGATATAGAAGATCGTCGTCAAAAGGTCGATATAAAATTTGATTTAATTGATGAAAATTATTGGGCCGACCAAGGTGTACGTTGGCCCAAAGGACATCCAGCCGAAGGCGAACTTATCAAACTTCGTGATTATCAAATAGAAGCAATCAACAACTTTTTAAAAAATCCACAAAGTTTGCAACAAATTGCAACCGGTGCTGGAAAAACTATCACCACCGCTACACTAAGCCATATAACTGAAAAGTATGGGCGTAGTTTAATTATTGTACCAAATAAATCTCTAGTTACACAAACAGAAGAGGATTATATAAACTGCGGTCTAGATGTAGGTGTATATTTTGGTGATAGAAAAGAACTAGGTCGAACGCATACCATATGCACTTGGCAAAGTCTCAATCATCTTGATAAAAAAAGCAAAAACATCACAGGACATCCTACAATTAGAACAATCAAAGACCCAGATAATATTACTCTTGATGAATTTCTAAGCGGTGTAGAAACAGTTATCATTGACGAAGTACACCAAGCCAAAGCAGAGGTGTTGAAAAACCTGCTAACACGTAACCTGCGCAATACTCCGATAAGATGGGGCTTAACAGGCACGATTCCCAAAGAAAAATTCGAGTTCGAGAGTATTCATGCAAGTATAGGTCCTGTTATTGGAGAAATTTCGGCAAAAGAATTACAAGACAAGGGAGTTCTTGCAAATTGTCATGTTAACATCCTTCAGCTTATGGACACACAGGCATTTCGAGATTATCAATCAGAATTAAAATATTTGGTCACTGATGAATCACGACTAGAATATATTGCAACATTATTAACTTCAGTATCGCAATCAGGTAACACTTTGATTTTAGTTGATAGAATTTCAGCAGGCGAAAAACTACAAGATTTAATTCCGGACAGTATTTTTATCAGTGGATCAGTTAAAGTAAAAGACAGAAAGCAATCATATGATGAAATTCAAGAAGCAACTAACAAAGTCATTATCGCAACCTACGGAGTTGCCGCCGTGGGCATCAACATTCCTCGTATCTTTAATCTTGTTCTTATTGAGCCTGGGAAGTCTTTTGTTCGCGTTATTCAAAGCATTGGCCGCGGCGTAAGAAAAGCAAAAGACAAAGACTTTGTACAAATATGGGATCTTACAAGCACTTGTAAGTTTGCAAAACGGCATCTTTCTCAACGCAAGAAATTTTATGATGAAGCCCAGTATCCGTATACAATTGAAAAAGTAGATTGGAACAAATAAAAATGAGAATATTAACACTAGATAACATTTGCTTTAATTTAGATAACATTCCAGAACAAATCGACGAAGACGTAAGATTTTCAGTTTTAGATAATTCAAATCCAAAAGAACCGGATTTCTTTTTTATTCCTTTGATTTTTCTCGAGTCATTTAGTGCACCGGCAATGGTACTAGAAATTGCTGGACATGAAATCATCATGCCTGTAGATTGGAGTTTAACAGTAGGATGTTCCGAAAGTGGAAACGATTTAGAAATATTACCACTAACCAGTTTAAATGATAGGGGATTTGAAGCATTCCTTTTTAATCCACTATCTAGTTTTAAAAGTGAATTTGGTGAAATTAAAATCAATAATTTTTATACAGATGTAAAATGGCATTTTCCTAAAATGAGAAATGGACAATTATTAAGTGTTCCGATCACAACAGGAAAAGATCCGCTCTGTGCCTTTTTTACAAAAGACATACCCAGACAGAGTGAATTAATTGATTATTCGTTGTTGTTATAAAAAGATATTGACAGATCTAAAATTTATTATATCATTTAAGTATTAGCAAAGGCATTTATAAAAAGGCAATATTGAAAGGCAAAAAATAGGTCATGAAAACTATATTAACAGATGCACAAAAAGAAAAACTTGATAACAGACCGATTTGTAGTGTTCCGGGTTGTCATAAATTAGTGGCGCATATGGTAGCAAAGAATCATCCTCGATATCCAACATGGAGAAGGTCGAAATGGATCAAAGAAAGGTATCCTGAGGTTGACGATATTTGGTGTTGCGCTAAATGCCATGGCGACAATACTGCTAGAAAACACGGAGTTAAATCAGCAGCTCATCTAACAGCAAAGCGACACGGGCTATCTTTAACACAATATAATTGTAAAAATCATCCATATCTTTGGTATCGCGAAGAAGTGCCTTATTGTGAAAACAGAGATGGGCGTCTTGGTTTCGTATGCAATTATCGACCCATATCTCAAGAAATTTTAAATTCTATTGGATTCCATGATTGGAATTCTTATCAATTTTTACAAGTTGATCATATAGACGGAAATCATACTCACAACGAAAGAGAAAATCTTCAAACACTGTGTCATGATTGCCATAAATTAAAAACATATATGTATGGAGATCATACTACTCCGGGCAGAAAAACAAGAAAAATATCATCAATTTAAAATTTAAAGGTATGTTATGACAAATTTTCTAGATATTAATAATTATATAAATGATGGCTTTCAAAAACTATGTGACGTTGAAAATGGAGATAATCGCGCAGGAAAAGTTTATCATGGCAAATTTTATTATACAAATATAAATAAAGAACTGATGTTTTCCGATCATAGAAGCTGGGTGTATATGATAGTTTCGGATAATGAAATAGTAAAGATTGGAGAAACTGGAAATCCTTTAGGTATAAGAAAGAAAAATTATTGTAGTCAGCCCAAATGGTCTACAGAATGTAGAATGGGGAGATTAGCAGCATGGAATTGTAATACTGACGGCAGGATTAGAGAATCATTATACAACGATTGTGATGATGGAAAGGTTAGTATCTGGGTTAGAAAATGTGATTATATAGATTTAACATACAACATTAATGGTAGATCGCATAATCTCTATTCTACATTCCATAAAGATTTGGAGTTAGCTTATTTAGATTATATTTTTGATAATTGCGGGTCATATCCTATATTGAATGTCGGAAGAAAATAAAGGAAATAGAATTGGTACAAGAAAAACTTAATTTGAAACAAATACTAGGCTGTATAGACATGAACTATAAAGGTGCATGGAAAGAGTTTTCAGATGAAGAAAAGAAAAGTGTAGGATTTTGGTTACTGAACAGATATGTAAGTTCAGTAAAAGGAAGTCGTGCCAAACAAGAACGTGCAGTGTTAAAAACAAATGAGTATTACAATAAACATTTTAATTCAATTGGGGTCAGTAAAGAAAAAGGACATCCAGAATTATTGTGGCAACTTTTATGCATGAGCGGTGCTACAAAAGAATTAGAATTTCATCCTTATATAGGATTTAAAAAGAAAGGTGATTCTAATAACGCCGCTATTAAACTTTTAGAAGAAATTTATCCTAACATGAAACGTGATGAGGTGGAAATACTTGCTAGAATATCTACAAAAAAAGAACTCAGAAAACTGGCTGAAGAACATAACATTGACACCAAACTCTGAAAAACCATATCAATGTGAATACTGCGGCAATGGCTATATGCGAGAAAAAACTCTCGCCGCGCACATGTGTGAACCCAAAAGGCGCTGGCTACAAAAGGATGAAAAAAGAGTAAGATATGGTTTCTACGCTTTTCAAAGATTTTACAAACTCAGTGCAGGAAGTAAAAAAGAAAAATCCTACGAAGATTTTTGTTCAAGTTCGTATTATAATGCTTTCGTCAAGTTTGGCAGTTTCCTTAATAATGTTAAGCCTTTATATCCTGAGCGGTACATAGACCATGTGGTTACCAGTGGAGTTAAACTTGACCATTGGTGTAGAGATGAAATGTATGAAAAATATGTGCTAGAGTTCATCCTCAAAGAAGATGTAACCACAGCACTAGAGCGCAGTATACAAACAATGTTGGATTGGGCAGCTGAGAACGAGCCCGCGCCCTGGAATCATTATTTTCAGCATGTAAGCCTTAACAGAGCAGTTTGGCATATCAAAGACGGGAAGATATCGCCTTGGCTCATACTCAATTGCAAGAGTGGCAAAGAAATGTTAAATAAGTTCAATGACGAACAACTAAGTCTTGTCTATCATGTGATTAATCCGGAGCACTGGGCTTTGAGATTTAAACGAAATGCCGGCGATGTAGATTTAGTAAAAGAAGTGATCAAAGAAAGCAAATTATGAAACTATTACATTATCCAAACAAATTTTTAGATCAAGAAGTAAAAGACGTAAACTTAGAGAATCCAGGATTCGATCCTCTAGAACTCAAAGAACAAATGATAGATTTTATGTTAGATAATAATGGTATAGGATTAGCAGCCAACCAAATTGGATTAGATGCCAAGGTATTTGTATTCGGTGACAGCAAAGAAAATTCAACAATTTGCTTTAATCCTACTGTATTACAGTATACTAAAGACACCGCAGTCGACATAGAAGGATGCCTAAGTTTTCCAGATATGTATGTTAAAATAAAACGTCCTCAAGAAATATTAGCTCGTTGGTACGATGAAAATTTTCAAGAACAGGTTGTAAAAATTGAAGGTTACAGTGCAAAGGTTTACCTACATGAATTTGATCATTTGATGGGAATCACTATTAAGGATCGAGTAAGCAAACTCAAATGGGATATGGCTGTTAAGAAAGCTCGCAAGTTGGAGAAAACACTTGGACATTGATATAGACTTTGCCGACAGAGAAGAGATTCTTTCTAAAATACAACACCGTGTTGCA